ATAGTAAATTTTCGTTAGCTGCTTCTACGGGTACGGGATCAACCGTACTCACAGGATCCCTTTCTTCTATCTATACACCAATTTCAGCCGGCGGTCAAAATGGAATTCAACTGTTCTCTCTCGTTGATCAATCACTTTATTCTTCTATAACTTCATTAAAAACCTCTGCCGGATCATCTCTAGGCATGAGCTTTTCTTCTGCATTCACTAGATCACCTAGACAGACGCTTACACTTCAAGGTTCGGCCTCCGATGCAACAACATTTCAAAACGTATTTGATTATGATATTATGGATTATAGAAAAGTAGTAGAAGTGGTAGATCTAGAAGAAGGATCTACTACCGGCATTAATACGTTATTTACTTTAGAACAGACTCTTGCTCAACAAACATATTTTAGTTACGCTTTAGGAAACTACGGATTTGATTTAGTATCATGGTATACATTAAAGGAATGGATAGATACAAGAGAAAAAATGCTTGCTATTCACAGAGATATTAAGTTTGATCCAAGAACTCAATACATGCAAATATATCCGCAGCCGGTTACCGAAAGATTTTATGGAGTAGTAGCTTGTTATTTGGAGCGGCCTATAATAGATGTCATAAAAGAGCAATGGGTATATGAGTATGCTCTCGCACTTTGTATGATGACAGTTGGTAGAATTAGAGGTAAATTTGGAAATGTTGCACTCTTAGGCGGAGGTTCATTAAATTATGAGATGTTGGCTGAAGGAGCAGAGCGTAAAAAGGAACTCGAAGCTAAATTGTTAGACGGGCCGTCTCCTGGGTTTGGCGATGCTGATCCAGCAATGTTCTTTGTAGGATGAGAAAAAAATGGCGGCAAGGTATTTTTGTACCTAAAAATCAAGATAAGTTTATCGGTACAAAAGCTACCTATCGATCTGGTCTCGAATTAAAATTCTTTAGATTTTGCGATAGTAATCCCAACGTGTTGGAATGGGGTAGTGAAAACATAGTTGTACCTTATAGAAGCCCTTTAGACAACAAGTATCACAAGTATTATGTTGATAATTTTGTAGTAATAAAAGAGAGCTCAGAGATAAAAAAGTATTTAGTAGAAATTAAGCCATATAAACAGACAAAAAAGCCTCAAACCAAATATAGAAAAAAGGCTCATTTAATATATGAGCAAAAAGCATACGTAATTAATCAATCAAAATGGGATGCAGCTAGGGAGTATTGCAAGAAGTGTGGATATACCTTTATAATTATAACAGAAAAGGAGCTTTATAATAAAAAGTGACTAAATAACTATATGGCTTTAAAACTTAACTTAGTTGTAGAAAAACCTGATATAAATGATCAGTTTGAATACATCGAAGAAGAAGTAAATTCAAGCTCACCAACCAATCTTTACATAAAGGGTCCTTATATGATGGCCGAAGGTGTTAATAGAAATAATCGATTATATCCTTTAGATGAATTAGAGAGAGAAGTAAAGCGGTATAATGAAGAAATGATTACCCCGGGCCGTGCAATGGGTGAATTAAACCATCCAACCTCTGCAGATGTTGATCTTGAGAGAGCCTGTCATATGGTAACAGAGCTTATCCAGGATGGTAACGTTTTTTATGGTAAATCTAAAGTACTTTCAACTCCTTGTGGTCAAATTGTAAGATCGCTTATTAATGATGGCGTTAAAGTTGGCATGTCTTCAAGAGCTTTAGGTACCTTAGAAGAAAGCCAAAAACACAATACGGTTAAAAATATGAAGCTTGTTGCTATTGATTGTGTAGCAGATCCATCATATCCAAGTGCTTTTGTCAATGGCATTCTAGAATCAAAGCAATGGGTTGTAGTTGGAGACGGTAAATATGAGGAAGTTTACGAAAATTTTGAAAAATCACTACAAAAATTACCTAAAAAGGAGGTAGATACCTTTTTACGTGATAGAATTCTAAGTTTTATTAAGTCAATTTAATAAATAATATTATGGCCAAACAAAGAACAAAAATTTCTAAGTTTATAAAAGAGGTTTCTAATAAAAATTACGCCCGGGCACATAAATATTTAAAGAGCCTCATTGAAGATAAGATAACAAACAAAATCGATAAGGCTACAGATAAACCACTTTTTTAATCATGTCAGAAAAACAACTATTACCTAAAGAAGCAACAGAAATACTCACCGAGGAATCAGTCGGTGCTATAGAAGGTGCTATTAAAGATAAAATAGACTTACAAGTAGAATTAGCTTTAACTCAACAAGATGATTTATATGCTGAAAAGCTTCATGAACTTGTTACTGCAATTGATAAAGACCATACATCTAAATTAAATAGAGTGGTAGAGGCAGTTGATCATAACAATGCTACTAAGTTAATTAAAGTTATTAAGCGATATGACAAGGAGCTTAATTCTAAAGCTAATGGATTTAAAGAGACTTTAGTAGAGTCTATTTCTGATTATATTGAAGAGTATGTTGATGAAGCTATTCCTGCAAAGGCTATTTTAGAAGCGACTCAAAACAGAACTGCTAGAGAAGTTCTTGCTAACTTAAGAAAAGTTCTTGCTGTTGATTCGACACTTATGAGTGAGTCAGTTAAAGAAGCTGTTGTTGATGGTAAGACACAAATTGATGACTTAGACCAAAAAGTTACAAAGCTTGAAAAAGAAAATAAACTGCTTAAAGAAGCTTATACTACTACAAAAGCTGATTTAATATTAGAATCTAAAACTTCACACCTGTCCGGTAAGAAGAAAGAATATATGATAAGGATTCTTAGTGATAAATCACCGAAGTTTATTGCAGAAAATTACGAATACACTGAGAGGCTCTTTGACAAAAAGGAAAGACAAAGAATTAGTGTAATTAAAGAGCAAGCCTTTACAAGACGCAAGGTCAAAGCTGATGCCCCACGACCAAGAATTTCAGAAAAGAAAAAAGAAAACGCAGTGCGCAACCCTTATTTGGAGGAGTTACAACGCCACCACAAATAATTTCTAACCCTGAACAATGAGGTGCTTGTCACCTGAGTAACTTGGGACTTGATCCCATGAGGTAAAAAATGAAAGGAAACGTCTAATATGAACAAACCACAATCATTTATCGATAGAGATAGAGCAGATGTCCTACTTGAAAAGTGGGCTCCTGTTCTTGAATATTCTTCTGATAGTGTTAAGCCTATTGAAGACGATCATACTCGCTTAAATACCGCCATTCTTCTTGAAAACCAAGAAAAGTGGTGTATTGAAGAAAACACCGCTGGAGCTGATGGCTCTTTCGGTGGTGGTGTTACTACCGGATCTATTTACAACCCCATGGGGGGTGGTATTGGATCAGGTGACACTTATGCGACTGGTGATGCTCGTCTTCCTAAGGTCCTTATTCCGATGATTCGTCGTACCTTCCCCGAATTGATCACCAACGAAATCGTTGGTGTGCAGCCTATGTCTGGTCCTGTTGGACTGGCATTCGCTCTTCGCTATGCCTATCAGTCTGATACTCTTGGTACCGGTACTGATGGTAAGAGCGCATCTTCTGGAGGAACAGGAACATCCCTTACCCCTACGGGGCAAGGTCGTACCTACGGCGGTGCCACTGATCTCCCTAGTACGGAGCTCGGATACCAACTCCTTGATACGCGATTTACCGGTATGTCATCCACCAGCCTTAGTGGCGATGGTAGCTACTGGACTTTCGCAAATCAAGATAAAGGTGTTGCAAACGTTCTTTCTGCTTTTGAGATTACTGGAAACATTCCTCAGGTCGAGGTTAAGTTCGAGAAGACAGCCGTTGAGGCTGGTACCCGTAAATTGGGTGCCCGTTGGTCTGTTGAACTTGAGCAAGATCTTAAGAACATGAACGGTATCGATATTGATGCTGAAATCACGAACGCTATGTCGTACGAGATTCAAGCTGAAATCGACCGTGAAATGCTCATGAGAATGATTCAGACCTGTCTCACAGCTGGATTAACTAGAGGCTATTCAATCTGGTCACCTGCTTCTGCAGATGGTCGTTGGATGGTCGAACGTAATAGGGACTTCTATCAACGTCTTATCATCGAAGCCAATCGTATTGCCGTACGTAACAGACGTGGAGCTGCTAACTTTATTGTAGCAACTCCTCGTGTTTGCGCCATCCTCGAGATGCTCCCTGAATTTCAGTGGGTGCCTGTACAGGGTGATGTTAACACACAGCCTGTTGGTATTGCAAAGGTTGGTTCACTTGGTGGAAGATTCAACGTTTACCGTGATACTCGTACTGAAGTTCAGAACTCAAGCGAATATTCTCCAAACTACTACACTGGGCAATCGCCCACGACTGGTATTGAATATGCGCTTCTTGGCTATAAAGGCCCTGAATTCTACGATACTGGTATCATTTATTGTCCTTACATTCCTGTCATGGTACAGAGAACTATTGGTCCGAACGACTTTGCGCCACGCGTTGGCTTGCTTACTCGTTATGGTGTTGTTGACAACATCTTCGGAGCAAATCTCTACTATCATGTCGTGATTATTCAGGGACTCGGTGTTGCGTTTACTCCAGCTTCTCAGTCAGTGTACTTCTAATCTTAGAACGTCGCTGATTAAGCAGCAGTCGAGAGACAAACTTAAAAACGGTGGAACGAAAGTTCCACCGTTTTTTTTGTTTAAGTTTATGTAAATATTATCATTTTTGCATAAATATTTGTATGGCCAATTACCACGACCCACAGGGATTTTCATTTACGGCAGGTGTTTATGATACTGATGCTCTAAGCGCGAGTCCAGCACCTACTTTAAGCCCCTTTCAATCACAATTAAGTAAATTATCATTATCCGCATATGGTGATAATGGAGGTAACGTTTCAATTGAAACTAAAGAAGCAAGAAATGTTGTACCACAGATGGTTTTGAGTGGATCAAAAGAGTTTGATGCATCAGCACCTAACCCTCAAGGTCGAACCGGTAGGTCTCTTAGTGCTGTTGTTGTAGGAGTCCTCTTCAATGAAGTTCTTTCTGGTGCCTCTTATACAGATGGGGATGTTACACACACGTGCCCATTATCAGACGTTATATTAGTAAGTCCGGACTTCACAACACAAGCTCACGGAGACGCTACTGTGTATCAACAGGATACTGTTATTAGAACCTCTTTAACAGCAGGACATACTATTGCCACGATTAACTCTAATAGAGATACTACTTATTATTACTTACCCCGGGGTGGTTGCCCTAACGGTATGAATGGAGCCGCTGGTGACATGCCTCGAGTTTTTCCTAACGCTTCGTTAAGCGCTACTACAATAACAGCAGAGTTTGCAATAGATGATATTGTAGATGCATTATCAGGATGCCAATTCACAATACAGCTGTCTGATGGCCAAACCAAAACTGTCGGATTTAGTGGCTTTGGATCAACTAACGCTACATCACAAAACGCTACAGTTAACCCGTTAACAGGGTCAAACTTTATGCTTAGTGCAAATGGACAAACTGCTCCTGATTGGATTGTTGTTGGAGATACGAAGATTGCTACCTATGCCGGAGCAGGTGCGCTTGCTGCAGCACTGACCTCCATTACATATGCGATAGGACTATCCGGTTCATCTAATGCAATAGGGGCAGCGTTTGTAAAAGGTTCAGATACATTTGTTATTTGCATGTCAGCTTATGTTAAAAACCAGGAAGCTCAGAAGATCTTTTATCCATCAGTTACGCCAGGATTTACAGGTGATGATGATACCTTTAGTGGATTTGATGTAACAGAGCATGATCCAGGTATTAGTATACCAGGTGCACATCCAACGTTTAAAGAAGCAATGGGCACAGGACCTGAAATAAGAAGGTTGTGGGCAGCAGGTTATATTTAACCTAATCGTCAGTAGTCTGTATCCAATCACTTGGAAGACTTATTATTCATCACCTTCCAAAGGCGGTTTCTCTGGCTCAACAATAATATGACCGCCACTATCTGTCATCGGATTGCCGGGATTGGTCATAGCCACGTCTTGTCTCTCACCTATGACCATCCATGATACATCTGCAGTAGAGTCTGGAACACAACTCTCTACAGTAAGTACATTACCAGCCACAGAGCCTTTTACCGGATCCCAATTAGTTTCATTAGTGGTAAATGCTCTTATACATCTGTTTAAAGCAACAAAGGTACCGTCTGTCATCCCAGCACAATTATCGATATTAACTGTTGCGCTCCCGGAAGTTAGCTTTATTGAACCGCTATAGATATTATCTGCTTGAGGTCCTTCTATAAACGAGTGCACTAAGTTATGAGTATCCTTTTTAGATTCAAGAGGATGATCAATGTGAAAAGAACCTGAGCTTTTATAAAGATAATCAAAACAACCATAATAACCGCAAACTGTACCACCAGTCGCGCATATATCACTGCCGGCAAGAAAATAACATGAGCAGGTACTACCACTCCCATCAAAGCAAGAATATCCATCAGTAACATTGGATCCACAAACGCAGCCACCGCCGTAAACTACACCGCTACCTGCGCATATATTACCGGTGCTGCAGATATACCCACCACATACAGATGTAGTACCACAAACGTTTGTACCTTTAACAAGAGCACCACAAACTGATGTAGTACCACATACAGCAGGAGCACAGACGGCTGTACCACCACAAACCTTCACTCCATATACATTATTTTGAGTGACTATAGCTCCAGCTGCACTCAATGTACCGGTAGCAGTTAAGTTTCCATTAATGGTTACCATTTCTGTCGGAGAAATAGTATTAAAGCCCCAATTACCATTACCCATCATCACCGTTGGATATGTACCATAGTTAGAAAAATAAAAGGCTTTTGTTGAGGCAGCAACTGCAGATGAGGCACCTTTTTTAGCCTGAAAATTAACTCCACCTACCCAAGATGTTGTGGTATCTGCGTTTAAACTACCTATTATTTGCAACCCGGGGCGGTTGGAGTCGTCCTGAACACCAGTAATAGTCGGATCGAACTTATTATTACTACTAGTATTATTACCAATACCTACATAACTTGAGGTATCATCAGATACAGAAAACTTCGCGACCAATTCTGAAGTTGATGCTACTGCAGGTGCAACAACATGAAAAGGAGTTTCAGGCGCCGTTGTACCAATACCAACACTACCAGCAAAATAGTTATTAGCACTTAGCGTGTTGATAACGCTAAGACCACCAGCTGTAGTAAGCCCGCCTGTAGCTGTTAAGTTTCCATTAATGGTAAGTGCTTCAGTT